GGCGGCTGTCACAAGGACTGCGTCCGAATCTGTTCCGGCCGTAATTACTACATCATTCGTTTCAAAGTTCTGGATGGCCCCCATGTTCTGGAGCGTGTTAAAATAATCTACCAACGCCGCCTTAAGAAGTGCCCGCCCATCATCGTTGTTGTTTACCTTTCCCACATAGTTACTTTCAAAAATAGTAGTGATGTCATTTGCAATATTGTCAAGGGTACGGATGACCCTGTTCTTCGTGAACATTTTCCCCTTCTCCACCGTGACCGTGGTGAGGGAATTGATGTCATATACCGCTGTTACGTTCTGCGCACTGTCAGCCTTGAATATGAACTTCCCCGCCTTAATTGCTGTCTCCATCTCGGTTTTTGTCATCCTGGGGCTGACATCAATCGCCCCAGCATAAGTCATTCCCGTATTTGAAGTGGTAATACTTGCCCCGGCAGTTGCGCCCGCCACCCATGCGGTAGTCTCTGCTGCCGTCAATGTTGTGCTGTCAGACATCACGACTCCCTGCGAGACATTTATAATTCCCTCGCTATCCGCTACATGATTGGCGAGGACGGCCTGGCATTTAACCCCCTCATCGTCCCTCATAGCCTTAATCCAGGTCGCAATCGCTGCCTTGTTGGCGCTCGCTGTTTCCGGCGTTGTATCATAAGGATAGCACAGAGTGTTAAACTGCACCGTTTTTAATTTCGTAAGCGCTGCATTAACCGCCTCTGTATTATGTGTTTTCGGCAACTTGTAAATCAATACCGTCTTAGCCTTTTTCAGCGCTTCTGCAGCCAGCTTCTTATCATCTGCTGTTGCTTTCTCTGGATATGCCTGCTCCGTAGCGGTGATGGTATACATCTGTCCATCCTTTCCTACCGTCATTTCCTGTAGGATAACTACGGTTCCCCTATCTCCCGGGGTAATGGACAATGGCTCATTTGTCCGGATATTTATGTAGGCTCCGGGCAGTACCTTGTTTTGGGATTCCCATGTACCTGCCATAGGTTACTCCTCCTTTATGTCTGTGTTCTGTGACATAGTTCGCATTTTTCTGCCTGTTGTTTCCAAATATTCTCTATAAGCAACCTCAAACATAAAATGCAGTATATTGTCCGTAATATTAAAGTTCCTGTTTTTGATTTTAAAATCCTCTATGCGTAATCCGCGCGTTAAGTCCTGGGCGATTTCCCAGCATTCTTCTTTTATATCGCATCCACCACGCTGCGCCGTCTCAGGAAAATAAGATACATCTACGCTCACCGTGTTTTCCAGTCTGCCATTGATTCCGCTTAATGGATTCTGTCCATAAAAAGATACCAAAAAAGAGGGTCTCACAAATTTTTGCGGGGCACCTTCCTTATATACGGGGCATTCCCGGACCGCCTTTAGCCCGGATGCGATATTTTTATACAATTTACTTATCATGCCGCCTCTGTACCGCCTTTACCTCCTTTTCAAACTCCTTCTCCAGCTGTTTTCCGGCGTAAATCACAGCGCGCTCTAAAAGGTGGTCACCCTTTTGACTCTTTACATATCCGGTGGTATTTCCATCGTCATCAACTGTCCTATGACCATAATTTACAAAGCTTGCATATTCCGCACTATTTACCAGGACTTTAGTTACTCCTCCGCCCTTTGACTTCACCGCTGGAGCCGATTTCCAATTCTTGCGATACCACCCAGTAATGACTGGAGAGTTGTTCTTCGCATATTTTATACCATCGCTAACTGCCCGGTTGAGCACTCGGATATCAATTTCCCGGATGTCCTCCACCATCGCCATCAATTCTTTCCGGAATTCATCAATTGCTTTTTTATTGGCATTATAGTTGATATTACTCATGCATCGTCATCTCTCTTTATCTCACACTGCCATTGGTACGTGTATGGATGGCATTCGCCCAGTGATACCTCGATTGTTTTTCCGGTTCTTAGCGTTATTACAATCCTGTCCCCTTCTCGTATATCCTCTTCCAGTCCACAAAATAACTTATGGCTGTTCTGGATAGACGGGGCGGGTGAACCGGTGGCAACCTGGCCGGATGAACTGTAACGGCACGGCCTTCCAGTTGATATTTTCACAGTTTTCTGCTTTGTGAGCCTGTCGACCTCAACCTCTTGCCACCTGTACACGTCCATTGTGGCGTCGTACATTGCCTCATACGGATTATACATATCCTCTCAACCTCCTATGCCTACGCAGGCCTTTCTTATCGCTCTCTGTTAGGTTATAAATGCTTGCCTTGGTATTGCCGTCCGTCTGGGACCAGGTGATACTTCCGTCACCTTCTTTGATGCTGGCGACTTCAGGACGGTACCCCGTCCCATTGGCCGCCTCATAATCAATGATACCCTTGGCTTTCTTGCGAATAATTGGTTCCAAGATGTTAGGAATGCTTTCCTGGTCAAGATTACAATAATCACAGACCGAAAGAATGACATCGGAAATGAGGATATCCCGCGTATCATCCATAATGCCCAGATTATTCTTCACTGCCGTTTTCATTTCCGATATTGTCATTCTATTTGCCCCTATCCCAGTTTGTGTTTAAATGCTACAATCCGAATCTGCTTCGGCTCATAGACTGGATTCCAGTTTTTCGGGTCGGCCAGTTCAGTCCTGGACGGTCCCTCAGTTTTTGCGACAGAGGCACTGGTAAACGCGATGCCGCGCGGATGAAGTATACTGGTCCGTCTGTTAATCAGATAGTCCACGCCTGAGCCTTTGCGTTTCGCGCGGTCAGTCTCTGTCGGCACAAATCCTACCGGGTTACCATTACCTAAGGCCACGGCCCCATTGCCAAACAGGTATGTCGTATATACACCGCTTGCAACTGGGCAGCCGTCATCCACAATGACACGCTTTCCCTGATAGGTACCAAAGGCAACATCATTGGATGGCTGCACTGTGTCAATCAGGTTCTGTTTCTTCAGGTATGCCTCCGTAGCGCTGTGCATGCAGATACCAGTCAGCTGCGCCTTGGCATCCCCGAGTTTCTGTTCCGCGTCAATAAACGCGCTACCGCTCCAATTTGCCGCTGTTCCAGATTTACCCGAGATGTCCAGAAGGTTACTTTCCAGCCTTGTTTTTGCGGGCGGTGTGCCAGAACTTCCTGCTGGTACGGTCCCGAAAATACCATTCAAGATTGCAATCAGCTCTTTCTGCGTATCTCTGGCCCAGAACTGCGCCACCAGCGTAGCAATGGCTGCCATAGGGTCTGAACCTGCCAATGCCGCGGACAAATCTGTAGCACTCCACATCTTAGCGCGCCGGATAATGGCTGCCACATCCTTGTTGGAAGAAATCTTATTGTCTGTCAGGTCTTCCCCCTCAATCACCTGCTCAGATTCGCCCGTCAAGTCCTCGAAGAATGGCATGTTGACAGTTGGGGCCGACTGAGATGCAAGCGCGTCAAATTCGCTGTTATTTGCGATAATACCGCACTGTAAAAGCGCAGAAAGCTCCATTGTCCTGTTGATTACATAAGGATTAAAAAGTTCTGGGACAATAACGTCCCGTAAAGTTGTTCCTGGCATTTAATTCACCTTTTCCTTTCATGTGTTAAATAGTTACGCCGGCAGCTGAGGCCAAAGCCTTCGCCTGCGCCGGATTTTCACGAAGCAGTTTTCCCTGCTCAGTGAGGTTAAAACTGTCTTTTGCAAACGGATTCTTGGAAGGAGGTGTCCCTCCGCCGGCCGGTTTGTAATCGGCCCCTGGTTCAGTCTTGAACAGGTGCGGGGATGACTCTTTCAGCGGCTTTACTACATCATCAATCCCAACCGGGTTCCCTTCCTTGTCAAACGTGAATTTATCAATTCCACCCTGTTTATAGATGATGTAATCCGCATCAACCACGCCCGCCTCTTTCAGTTTGTCTTTCAGGGCGTATTCCTTCCGGGTATTGGCTGCCGTTGCCTCCAGTATTGTTACCTTTTCCTTATACTCCTTGACCTGCTTCTGAAGCTCCTCGTTGTCCGCATTGCTCTTTTTCAAGGTATCAATCGTGGTATTTGCCTCTTTCAGCTTTCCATTTACCTCGTCAAACCGCTCCTTCGGCACAAACCCCTTAATGGCTTCATTCCAGATATCCATTACGGCCTGTGCCTGCTCCTCAGATAATCCTTTTGCTACTAATTCTTCTTTTTTCATGTATTTACTCCTTTCGATTCATCTCCACTTGTTATCCCGGTCGTGTCCGGTGATGTCTCCCTCTTTATCGCCTGGGATACCAGGAAGGCGAAAAAATAACACTCAGGATAGTCCTGTGTGCTTATACCTCGGTTATAGTCTGTATTTCTCTTGTCCTAATAAAAACGGCCTTCCCTTCCGGTGTATTGCATATAGCGAATCCAGGCTCCTCACAAACATCATTAGCCCACACAGCTAAATCCTCTGGACTTTTTTCAGTCTCAACCGTGATTTCCCTGTTCCCTGACAATCCAATTTTGTATAACATAATCTCCCTCCAATCCTACATGCTGTTGTTTATCAATCTTCTATATACTCACCCAGGCCCACAATGTCCCCCTTCCTGCACGCCAAGCGCAAACCACTCTTGCAGGTTATCACAATATACTCATTTGGCCCCAGTACTTCATTATCCAGAATCGCCATCATTTCTTCAAAGGAATTATCTACCTGCAAGGCATATCCATTGGACATGAAAATCTCAAGTCTCTTGGCTTCGGAATACATTCTTGTTCTATGCCTCCTTTGCAAATCGCGTTTTCCACTCTTTATATGTCATATCTGCCGGAACATCCACATACTTCCCAGTTCTAGGGTCTCTGGCCACACGGGTCATGTCGGACGTATCTGTGCCATCATAGTACGGAAAATCTGTACACCGGCAGAAACAATGGAATGGTGGCATGTTCTTCCCTGTGATAGCCTTTTCCACTTCATACACTTTTCCGTCTAAGTCCCCGCAAATATCGCATGTCTTGCTGTCCAACGTCGCCAATATCTGGTACTTCTCCACGCCATCTGCCTTGTACCCGGCATGCGTGGCTTCGTTTATCAAGAAAGAACTTTCTGTGTGGAGCAAACGATAGGCGTCAAACTTCTTCGTGTTCATTTTCTTAGCAAAATCCGATGCCAACGTTTGAGGATTCTTCCCCTGCACCATCATAGTTGTAAGGGATTCCATCAACTGTGTTTGCAAATATTCCTTCTGTTTCCATATACGCGCGGAGAAATTAGCGCCATTAAACGGATACTTCAGCAGCTCTTCCACAGCAGCAGGGTCAACTTGCGCGAATGCTGAATGAAAACCCTTGTGCTGGTCGATGTGGTACCATGTCCTATAATAGCTGTCGGCATATACTTCCTGCATTGCTTTCTCGCCGCTGGTCTGATAATCAATCGCATACAACTCGCGCAATAAGGCATCAATCTGCACTTCCAGTGCCTGATATCGTGTAATCCTAGCCTTGATGGACATGTTGTTGACGGTCTGGTTATATTTCCCAATATTATCCATCGCGAGTGTTATAAAGTCTTCCAGTTCCCCCAGCTCTTCTTTACTAAGCCTTACTTGCGCTGCTGCATAGGACAGTCCATTTTCTTTCGCGTACCGAAAGTAGAATGATTCTATGGCTTTCTGCAACTCGCGCTTTGTCTGGTTAAATGCTTTTTCCAGTTTGGTATAGTACCGGTTGACCTGCATTTCTCCGGCCTTATAGGTCTCAAGCTGCCGCTTTTCCCAATAATCCATCATTCATCACCGCCCTGTCCTTCGCCATCCAGAGACTTTTGTGGGAACATATCGGATATTTCTTTTTTACCTTCTTCCTCCTGTTTCTGAAATGCATTCCAGCTTCGCTCAAAATCCTCCACCCACGGATGTTTGCGAACAATATCCTCATCCGCAATCACACCCTTACTCTGGGACGCTATCTGTGCCTCCTCCAGGTCGTTCTTAACACTGGTCCTGGTCCAAGTCTGGATGACGGTGTCATCCTTGATTGGTATGCCCATTACCCGGCAGGCGCAACGGATGAACCGGCCAAAGCCTATCTTAAATTCCGTCTCCATAAGCCCCGCCTTGAGTTCCAGCAGGGAATACAAAAAACCCAGGGCCACGCCTGAACTGTTCCCAAAGTTCTGAGGGTCCGGGTCAATGCCTTGGCCCTGCTCGAAGATGCACTTCCGGGTCGTGGCTAGTA